CAAATGGTCACCGCATGAGGCTGGGTCGGCAACGACATACGGCAGACGCTTTGCCCTGATGGCAATGCTTGGCCTTGCACCAGTTGAGGATGACGACGGCAACGCTGCATCTGGCCTTAAGGTCGAGAAAAACCCAAACATCAGCGTTCACCCTGAAGGCCCTGACTTTTGGGGCGCTGAAGGTCCGGGAATGTCTGCGGCTCAAGCCAAGAAAGAAGGCTGGGGCGAAACGCTTGACGGATGGCTTGGCCAGATTGCCGTGCTGCCGACTACGCAGGCGTGGCAGGATTGGTGCCGTGAGAACGCGGCTGACGTTAAGCGGCTGCCAAAGGGCTGGCGTATCCAGCTTCGTGACGAACTTGAAAACAGAAAGAAAGAACTCTGATGGCTGGATATGAAGCCCGTCCCGGCGACCTGACGATCTACAAAGAACGCGAAAAGAAAAACGACAAAGCGCCGGATTGGAAAGGGTCTGCGCTGGTTGTCATTCCCGAAGGCGCAAAGCCTGGCGATGTCGTCAAGATGGAAGTGGCCGTCTGGGCGAAGGGTCAATACGGCACAATGCTTGGCGGTCAGATTAAGCCCGCTCGCCAGATTGACGCGCCTATTAGCAATCGGGAGTTCAGCGGTCCGGCTGGTCGCGTTGACCCGTTTGACGATAACACGCCGTGGTAAGCCGTGTCTGACCGTGCCGTTGTAACCCTGCGTTCACAAGCTGACCGAGACAAGGCCAGCAAGTGGGCGCAGGGCGTCACTATAGGCTCAAAGGTGGTGTTTCATGGACCAGGACGAACGATCCCGCAAAACGACGCCCTACACGCTGCCATTGGCGACATTGCCCGACAGAGGGATTATCATGGCCTCAAGCTACAGGACTGGGAATGGAAACTGCTGTTTCTGGACGCCTTGGACCGTGAAATCAGGATGCTACCTAACCTCGACGGCACGGGGTTCATCAATGTGGGAAAATCCACAGCGTCACTAAGCAAAGAAGAGTTTTCTGGGCTGCTTTCGATTGTTTACGCTTGGGGCAACCAAAACGGCATAAAATGGAGTGACCAGCCAGAGTGACCCGATTTGAAAAAGCAGACAGGCTGGCAGCGGTGATATTCCGCAGACTGCCCGGCAAAACATCCCGCCAAGCCCAGACAGCGCACCGCACAGCCAAAGAAATAGCGGCTGACGTATTGGACGAACTTGAACGGATCAAACGAGTGGAAAAATCATGTTCATAATCGGCTCATTCGACCGCTTCTTTCACGGCTACATCCGCAAGGAATACACGCGCGACCTAGAGGACGGACACGGCCAGTATCTCCCATGCGTCATCCACGGCCTGAGAGTGGTCCAAGGCAAGTCGCTAGAGTTCCAATGCGTCCTGACTGAGTATGGCGCCGGGGCTGGGTTCCTTGCCCCTATCGAGGCTTTCTGTTGGAAGATACCCGACAAGCCCCGCGCTCCAAATGAGGCGGTGGATTATACATACGTCCAGCCGTGGGACTGCTTCTCAAGTGAGTTTGGCGTTCACGCGTTTGAGTTCAATCGACGCATGAAGGCGCAGATTCTGCCGGATCGGCGCGGTGCCAGGTATCGGTTTTCAATCGACTTCACCGGCTCATCGTTGGCGGACATGAGCGAGCAACACAAGCATCTGCACGTCATGGAGCTAGAGGACGGGTCTATAGGCGCGTTTCCTAATACAAAAGTCCTATGGATCGAACCAGCAATGTGGGCTAAACCATTTGAAGAACGCCCAGACTTTAAGGCGCTATCCGGTGAATGGATGTCCGAATAATGCTGACCGCAAACGAAATCCCGATTGATCGGCTAAAGCGGCTAATCTCGCTGGATTCAGAAACGGGCGTTATCACTTGGAGGCTTCGCAGCCCAGACAGCTTCAGTGGCAAAACGCTAGGTGATAACCGCCGCGCGGCAAGCCGCTGGAACACAATGATTGCGGGGACCGAGGCGCTCGCTGGCGACAACAAAGGATACAAGCGCGGAACGCTGGAAGGTCGCGGGTTTCATGCTCACCGCGTTGTGTGGGCGCTGCATTACGGACAATGGTGCAGCACCAACATCGACCACATTAACGGCGACAAAGCCGACAATCGGCCCGCAAATCTTCGCGCGGCGGCACACGAAGCAAACTCCCGCAATCAAAAACTGAGGCGCTCAAATACCAGCGGCGTTATGGGTGTGTCGGCTCATAGCGGCGGATGGATTGTCCGCATCAACGCCGATGGTGAGCGGAAATATCTTGGCAAGTTTTCCAGCTTTCCTGACGCCGTTGCGGCGCGGCTGGCGGCTGAGGCGCAGTATGGATACGATCCCACGCACGGACGGCCTGATTTCCAAGCGCTATCTGGCGAATGGATGGCTGAATAAAATGCGCCAAGGCTATTGCGTAACATCTGCCTATGTGGGACAAGGGTTCATCGGCGCAGGGCAATCAAGCACTAGCCGGACGGAACCAGACAGATGACCAGCGAGCAAATCACAGCCGAAGTCGCTAAGCTGAATCGGTCGCAACGCAACGCCCTCCGCAACGCAATCGGAGGCGGTCGCATTGATAGCCTGACGGTTACGAAGCGCGGCAGCTATACCGAAGTGCGCGCGGCCATGTATGGCAACGCCCATTGGGTCATGATCGGTTCGCGCGGCAAGGTGTTTGCTAGGGAGGTGTTTGCATGACCGCCCCAGAATACCGCACCGCCCTCTCAACCCTCGGCCTGTCGCAGCAAGCGGCGGGCCGGTGGCTTATGGTCAGCCCTAAGACCGCACAAAACTACGCCAAGCTAGGCCCTAGCGGCCCGGCTGCTGTAGCTATCCGTATGGCATTGCAGCACGGCTTGACCCGCCAAGACCCTTAAGGCATTATCCATCCCGCTCTACGGCCCCGCTACGGCTTAAGCCTAGACGCAAACCAGACTGAGGACACATGGCAGGCAATCGCCCAGAGATTAGTCTTAGGCAAGTCGCCGCCCTTGTTCCATACGCCCGCAACTCGCGGACACATAGCGACGCTCAGGTGGCGCAGATTGCGGCGTCCATTCGAGAGTTTGGCTGGACCAACCCGGTTCTGATTGACGGCGCAGACGGCATCATTGCCGGTCACGGTCGCCTGTTGGCGGCTCGTAAGCTGGGCCTGACTGAAGTTCCGTGCATCGTTCTCGATCATTTGTCCGAGACGCAAAAACGCGCACTAATCATCGCGGACAATAAGCTGGCCCTGAACGCAGGCTGGGATAGCGAGATGCTGGGGCTAGAGCTTCAGGAGCTTGCGGCAGAAGATTTCGATATGGGCCTGGTTGGGTTTACCGACGACGAACTTGCGGCCTTGCTTGCCGAAAAGACCGAAGGCCTAACCGATCCCGACGAAACGCCTGAACCGCCAGCCGACCCCGTTAGCGTTCTTGGTGACGTTTGGGTGCTGGGGAAGCACCGGATCGTTTGCGGCGACAGCACGGACGCGGATACGGTGGCGAAGTGCCTAAACGGCGTGACCCCGCACCTGATGGTGACGGACCCGCCCTATGGGGTGGAATATGACGCTGACTGGCGGAACAAGGCGATGCGGATTGACGGCACCGCTATTGGTGGGCGAGCAGTTGGCAAAGTTGAAAACGATGATAGAGCGGATTGGTCCGAGGCTTGGGCTTTGTTTCCTGGTGATGTGGCCTACGTCTGGCATGCTGGAAACATGGCTCACACGGTCGCGGAAAGCTTGACTAAAACCGGCTTAAACATCCGCGCTCAAATAATCTGGAATAAGTCCGTTTTGGTTATCGGCCGAGGCGACTATCATCCAAAGCTCGAGCCCTGCTGGTATGCGGTTCGCAAGGGTAAAACCGGCCACTACGTCGGCGGTCGGAAACAGACCACGGTCTGGGACATCGACAAGCCCCGGAAGTCTGAGACCGGCCACAGCACCCAGAAGCCCGTTGAATGCATGAGGCGCCCGATAGAAAACAACAGCAGCGCCGGGCAGGCGGTCTATGAGCCGTTCAGCGGCAGCGGCACGACTATTATTGCGGGCGAGATGACGGGCCGGTCGATCCACGCAATTGAACTTAACCCAGCCTATGTCGATGTCGCGGTGATCCGCTGGCAGGAGTTTACCGGCGAGAAGGCTGTCCATGAGGATGGACGACTGTTTGATGATTTGCGAACCAAAACAGACGCGAAGGAAGCCGCGTAATGGAGGACAAACCTTTAGCGCATAAAAAGATGGGACGGCCTAAAGGAACGACGAAGATTCAGCCGACTGCTGAGACTATGTCATCCCTAAAAGGGCTGGGCCAGATTCAATGCACGACAAAGGAAGGCGCGGCGTTTTTCTCGGTAAGCGAGCCGACGTTCCTTAAGTTCCTGACCGATAACCCGGAGGCCCGCGAGGCCTTGGAAGAAGGTAAGGGTAAGGGTCGCATCTCTCTGCGTCGTCACCAGTGGCGGATGGCTGAAAACAACGCGACGATGGCTATCTGGCTTGGCAAGAACCACCTCGGGCAGACCGACAAAACAGAGCTAACGGGCTCTGAGGGTGGGCCAGTGCAGGTGTCATGGCTGAAACCCGCGTAATCCCCTACGCTCCTCGCCGGGTGTTCCTGCCGTTCCATAACCGGACGCAACGCTTTGCCATCGGGGTGGCCCACCGTCGCTGCGGTAAGACGGTGGCTTGCATCAATGACATGATCCGCAATGCGGTGGTGTCCGACAAGCCCCACTATCGAGCGGCCTATCTCGCGCCTTACCTGAAGCAGGCCAAGGACGTGGCATGGGAGTATCTTAAACGATACAGCCAGCCGATCTGGGCCAAGCCGCCAAACGAATCAGAACTGTATGTGGAACTGATAGGCGGCAAGCGCATTAAGATTTACGGCGCTGACAACCCGGATGCCCTGCGCGGTGGCTACCTGGATGATGCCACGCTGGACGAATACGCTGATATGTATCCCGGCATCTTCGGCTCTATCATCCGCCCGATGTTGGCTGACCGGCAGGGAACAGCTACGTTCATCGGGACGCCAAAAGGGCGCAATGCGTTCTTTGACCTGTTTGAGCGGGCTAAGACGGACCCCGACTGGTTTCCGTTCTTTCTGCCAGCCAGCGAGACAGGCATCCTGCCGCAAAACGAACTGGCCGCTGCTGCTAGGGAAATGACGCCGGAGCAGTATGAACAAGAGTTTGAATGCTCGTTCGAGGCGGCCATCATCGGTGCTTACTACGGTAAGAACATTGCTGAGAGCGAGCGGGCTGGACGGATCACAGACGTTCCGCATGATCCTGCGCTGCCTGTATATACGCCGGGGGATTTGGGCATCGGCGACAGCACGGCTATTTGGTTCTGGCAAGCGCTTGGCGCTGAGATACGGGTTATCGATTTCTATGAGGCCAGCGGCGAAAGCATCGAGCATTACGCTAAGGTGTTGCAGGCCAAGCCCTACAAGTATGAAGCCGATTGGGTGCCGCATGACGCAAGGGTCAGGGAACTAGGCACGGGCCGCACCAGGATTGAGACGATGCTGACGCTGAAGCTAAAGCCCAAGCTGGTGCCAAATCACAAGGTGCTGGACGGTATCAACGCCGGTCGCGTTCTGTTGCCGCGCATCTGGTTTGACCGCGAGAAGTGCAAGGACGGGCTTGAATGCCTGCGCCAGTATCGTGCGGACTATGACGACAAAGCTAGGGTCTTCCGTGATGGGCCTAAGCACGACTGGACCAGCCATGCTGCGGACGCGTTCCGATACCTTGCGATGGCCTATCGTGAGATTAAGCCGGAAGCCAAAGCGGCAGACGGGCCGATCAAGGGCATCCGTGATATGACATGGGATGACCTGTTAGCTAACCAGCCGGTGCATACGGGTTATGAACGCGCATGATCGTTCTATCGACAAGCGGACCCGCGCACGATATGTTCCCCTGAACGCTTGCGAGGGGCTATGCTTCCCGACGAACCCGAAAATCAAGACGGCATTGACCTTGTTACCAAATGGATTGAGCAAATCAATCTGTCGGAACA